ATGCACCTACAACAAATACGAGGTATGCGGTCAGCTATTACGCACATCCCCGGTTTGTCGTCGTTGACCACCCACACGCATTTAGAGATACCTTTATTAAGCAAAAATCGACAACGGTAGACTTTAAGCCGCTACCTATTCAGTGCAACGCCAAATTAGAATTTCTAAACGAAGAGAGAGGTATCTAATGGCGGAGTATACGCGGCTATCTAATTTAAAGGAAAGAATCTACGGGACCGATTTAAAGGGCGCGTTTAACCGGACCAAGGTCTTAGGTAGTCTTCTTGTCCAAACGTGGTCTAACGAGGCGTCTAAGGTGCTTAATACGACATTGGGCGCGTATATTAAGTCGTTAGGTATTACTGTAGAGAGAGATCGAGTCGTTTGTTCGCTACCGGGACCGGAAGCGACGGGTAAACACGCGATGCTGGCGCGTATTCAAGAGTTTGGTTTTGGTCCGGGCGGCATAGGTACTCAGGGTGAGTATGATATGCGGGTACAAGGGCAGTCCCTTTTACGTTCTAAAAAAGTAAAACAGGGAAAGAACGGACCTTACTTAGTTATCCCTTTCAACTTTAACACCAAAGAAGCGAGCGCGGCAGCAGGAACAAACGCGCCTAAACTATTTAACGCCTTAGCAAAAGACGGGCAGGCGGTTTTTTCCGTGGCGTCGAAAGAAAAAGGCAGAACAATGTGGGGTACCCGTCTTCCGTCGGGGCAAGGTTCAAAACTTAAACCTCATCATGTAAGCACGCAAGCGGCAGGCATGGTTAGAATGGGCGCGGTGTCGGGGTCTTCGGGCAAAATGAGTACATCTAAGTATTCGACTTTCAGAACCGTAAGTATGACAAATACAGACCCAAAAGCGTGGAGATCTAAAGGCGTAGATGCAAAAAACATAGCCGCTAACGTCGTAAAAGCACTACCTTCCATTCTACAAAACGCGGGGCTGGTGTAAAGTGGCGGGATTATTCGATCTGCATTTATTACAAGGTATGCAATCCGGCGTTAGCCAGTACCTAAGTAATGAAACAGACTTTAAAGATCTGTTTAAAGGTGTGTCTGCGGGGCTTTTAAGCACGTGGTTTGCTAATTTAAATGCGAATAAGCCCACAATCAAAGCGTCTTTTAGTCCAGGTGCCGACGACTTTCCGGTGATTGCGGTACAGCTTGAGAGCGAAAACACATCGAACCCCGGACATCCGCTTGGTAGGTTTTCGCATATGCTTGTGAACAATCGAGAGGTCGAGAAAATACTACTGACACAACGAGTGTCGGTTACGATTCTATCCAAGCATCCTGAAATTACGCGATGTCTACATATAGTGTGCCGTGCGGCGGCGACTAGATTGACAAAAGCGTTCTTAGAATACTACGACGATGTTAAATATCTTGACGCGGCAGATCTTGCGCCCGACGACAATCTTTTAGCAGAAGAATTAGGTATTTACGTAAGAAGACAACGGTATGAGGCGCTAGGTTTTGCCGACGTACCTGAAATTTCCGACCCGACTAACGTACCTTGGAACGTGGGTATCCACGATGCCGTGGCGCGTGCGGGTGTAACAATTCAAACAGGTGCTACGGCTTCTGGTAAAGTAGATCTGGCAGATTAGCACACAATGACATATATTATCCTACATTGTAGTAGACATGAAAGGGGTGGACAACATGCCATCATCAATTAGTTTTAATGGGGTACGTACGTTTCGTCCTGGCGTCTATGCGGTTATCGACGCTTCTGCCCTTGGCGGATCAGGCGTAAGTACAGGGAATGTGGCAGTTGTTGGGGATTTTTCAATGCTTCAACAGAGCACCCCGAAGGTGTTTTCTTCTGCACGAGCAATGAGCGATTACTTTTTGGGAGACGCAGACATGCAGCTTCTTGCAAAGATTGCCTTTTCTCCGGCAGCAGATGATAGAATCGGCGGCGGCGCGGCTAAGTTGACTTTAGTAAATTCAGCAGCGGTCGGTCAGGCACAGCACGTGTTTTTAGACGCTTCTGCTTCTGCTAGTTTGCTTGTTAAGTCTAAGCTACACGGAAAAGCAGGCAATAAAGTTTCAATGGACATTGCCCAAAACGCCAACGGTACAGCCTTTGATATGAGTGTGCGGTATAACGGGTCAGTTGAGGCTTTTACAGGGATTGAAAGCGGCGTTCTTTTCACGGCTCAATTTTCCGGTACAGGCACATCTTCTCTTGCCGTAACACCTAGCGCGGTTACTCTCACGGAGGGCTTTACAACGAGCAACGGCACAGCATCCGAGTCTGTAGATTGCGTATTTTCTTTACCGGCAGCTAGAAACATCAAAATAACACCGTCTGCGAGTTATGCAAATGTACATAATATTACAGTTGCGGGGACGTTAGCCGACGGGTCCGCGCATTCTGAGGTTGTTCCGATGCCTGCGGACGGTACTTCGGTACTTACGACAGCGGCATTTAAAACCGTCGCAACGTGTGAGGCAGCAGCTAGAACAGCGGGAGAATCTTCGCAGTTTACTTTCAGCGCCGAATTGTTAGCAATGAACACGGCAGATTTTGCATCTGTTGCTCAAATGGCAGACGCCTTAGACGCTGTGCCAAATGTTGCAGTTGTTAAGGTCGCTCCGAATCTCGGTGGCATCCCTGCAAACGAGTTGGATGCGAAGACAGCAGCGTTGAACGGTGCCGTAGGGTTTCGTGCGGACCTACATGCCCTTATACAGGCGCTTAAATCGTCTCAAATTGTAGTTGGAAGCCGCGCAACAGGCGCAACTAAAAAGCCAGCTTTGGCGTCCGGCGCTATCCTTATGGGAGGCACACAGGCAAGTCCCACAACAGCGGGATATACCGCAGCCCTTGCAACTCTGTTATCTGAAGATGTACAGATTGTAACGGCGCTCGACGAGGCAATTGCTACGCATAAAGAGGTACTGCAACACTGTAAAGACGCACAGCTTTATGGCAGAGAGCGTAACGGTTATGCAGGCGCACCCGCGAATACCTCGTTGGCAACTTTGTTTAGTGACTATTCCAGTAAGTTAAACAGTAGACACATGGCGCTTGTTGGGCAATCAATCAAGTATTCTATGCCTAACGGTACTTTAAAGACACTTTCTCCGAAGTATTTCGCACTCATGGTTGCGTGTATGCAGGCAGGGTCAGAGGTATCTACCCCGTTGACACGCAAACGACCCGACGTTCTTGGTTCGGAACAGCACGCGGAATGGAATGTTGTAGCAAGCGCAAACGACGCAATTCAAAAAGGCATCTTGGCGTTAAGCCTTGATAACTTAGGATTAAGAATCGAGCGTTCGGTAACAACTTACATGACGGACGATAATCCTATTTATAGCGAAGTGTCTGCAAACGAATCCGTTAACACGTCTGTACGAACGTTACGATCAAGACTCGACGGTCAGATTGGCAACCCTGCAATTGCGGGTACTCGTGCAAAGATTGAAAGCGCAGTACGAATTAACCTTGCCAAGCAGGTAAAAGACGGCGTGATTAAGGCGTTTCAAAACGTTGTTATACAAGACTTAGGCGACCGTTTTGACATTGCGTACGAGGTAGCGGCAATTGAACCGTTAAACTTCATTAAAATCACGGCAAACGTCGTAAGAATCCCAGGGTAAGGAGTAGGTTAAAATGGCTAGAACATTTGCAGGCGCACGAGCCAAGATTTTTGCAGATGGTGCAAAAGGAAAAGTCGAAGTAGGTTTTGCTACCGGCGTTAGTGGTCAAGAGAACATCCAGCTACAGAGGATTGATGTCTTAGGAGACATTGATTCGACGGAAATTGAACCCGTAGGGCGTACCGTATCGTTTAGCTGTGACTATGTTCGTATGTTAGACAACTCGGTCCAAGAGCAGGGGATTTTCCCCCGTGGCGGTACCGATGTCGTTATTCAGTTTGAAGAGTTGACCTTTGAAGTGTTCGACGACATTTCGGACAAAGCCCGTTGGGTGGTTGAAGGCGCAAAATCCGAAAGTAGGTCTTGGCGCGTAGACCGTAGTGGTGTTATGACTGGTAGTGTAAATTACCAGGCTCGCAAACTACATGACGAGGCTGGTCCAACCTAACAAGGGATAGCGTATGGACCTTAGAAAGTTAGCAGAAGACGCGGAGAAGACCACGGAAGAGATTACTAAAACGGAAACTAAAGTAACTTCAAGAGAGTTGCAGTTTTCGTTACGGTATGAAGCAGGCGGTTCATTACGGGAGGCGGTTTTAACATCGCGTGTAATGACCGGGGACGAGCGTTTTAAGGCATCTAGGATTGCCGCAGATATAGCGGGTCGTCCTTGGAATTTGTTGCCTGCCAACATTCAGATTCACGCTATTTCTTTAGGAACATTAGCCGTGCAGTTACGAAAGCCGCCAGAATGGGTTTTGGAAGCTGCACAAGAAGACGAGGAATTGGCTTTACAACTCTTCGCGTCGTGCCGGGGTCACGACTCCCGTTGGTTTCGAGGAAGTGGACAGCCGGATACGTCGAGCGAGGGAAATACCCGGATACGAGTTGTTGAGATTGATTCTACCCCCGTTGGAGATGTCTAAGGTAGACGGTAATACCCCTGCATTGACGGGTACGGATCTCTACGAGGCAATTTGTTTACGGGTAGATGAGAAAACGTACAGACAAATAGACTCCGGTATCGACTTAGACGAAAACGGAGTCCCTGTAACCGGGGACGATATAGTTGATAGTTGGGAAAGGGAGTTGACCCGTGGCATCGAGTGAACACAAGACAAAAATTGAAATTAAAATCGACGATACGGAAGCCGTTGCGTCGATTGATCATATTGTCGCACAACTCCAAAAAGCACAAGAATTAGCGTCCGGTCTAGTGTTAACGGCACCCGGCGGTCATGGCGGCGGCGGCGGTGGCGGCGGCGGTGGCGGCGGTAATCACGCGTCATCTGCGTGGAAGCTGCGGTCGGAGCGAGAGGCGATGTCAGTGGCG